TTTGAAGAAGTCAACAAGAAGAAGACTAAGAATTCCAAGCTTGACGACACAGCGATCGCCGTGGTTAAGGTCAATGAGCATGGTTGGTATGTTGACAATATTATATACGGTCGATGGTCACTTGACGAGACAGCACTTAAAATATTTCAGGCCGTTAGAGATTACCGTCCCGTATCGGTTGGAATCGAAAGAGGTATTGCTAAACAAGCAGTAATGTCTCCTTTGATGGACATGCAAAAGCGTTATGGTATGTTCTTTAGAGTAGAAGAGTTGACCCACGGAAACAAAAAGAAAACAGATCGTGTTATGTGGGCGTTACAAGGACGATTTGAAAACGGATATATAACGCTAAACAAAGGAGAATGGAACAGTAGGTTTCTTGACCAACTATTTCAGTTTCCAGACCCATTAACCCACGATGACTTAATTGACGCTTTAGCGTACATAGACCAGTTAGCAAATGTGGCTTACGACTACGATTACGAAATCGAAGACCACGAAATCTTAGACGTAGTAGCAGGATACTAATATGAGTGAACTATACGATAACGAGCCTCTGATGATCCAAGAAGCCCTAGAAGACTGGGTTATAACTAAATGTGAAGATTGGAGGGATTATTACGAAAGCAATTATGAAAACAGATTTGAAGAATATTATAGACTATGGCGTGGTCAATGGGATCCTGCTGACAGCCAGCGTGGGTCTGAGCGTTCCCGTATTATTTCTCCTGCACTTCAACAGGCAGTTGAGTCTAATGTAGCGGAACTAGAAGAGGCTACGTTTGGACGTGGTAAGTGGTTTGATGTTAGTGATAACATGGGCGACACCGACAAGCAAGACGTACAATTTCTTCGTAATAAACTTACGGAAGACTTTGAAGAGTGTATGGTACGAAAAGCTGTAGCTGAATGTCTTATCAACTCAGCAGTTTTTGGTACAGGCATCGGTGAAATTGTCATTGAAGAAATGAAAGAGATGGCTCCGGCTACTCAACCAATTATGGGAGGTGATCTTCAAGCTGTTGGTGTTAACATTACAGAACGTGTTAAAGTAAAACTTAAACCTGTACTACCTCAAAACTTTTTAATTGATCCTGTAGCTACGTCTGTAGAAGATGCTATGGGTGTAGCTATTGATGAGTTTGTTAGTAGGCATCAAGTAGAACTGCTACAGGAACAAGGTGTATACCGTGATGTTTATGTTGGTTCTGCTGCTCCTGACACTGACTTAGAGCCTGATCAAGATTTAACAATTTACAACGACGACAAAGTACGTTTGACTAAGTACTATGGTTTAGTACCACGAGAGCTTCTAGATGCCGCTACAAGCGATGATGATGAAGAAGTAGTAGGTGAGGAAGGGTCTGAATCAAAGTACGTAGAAGCCGTTGTAGTAATTGCTAATGGCGGTATTCTTTTAAAGGCTGAACCTAACCCTTACATGATGATGGATCGTCCTGTTGTAGCATTTCCTTGGGACGTAGTACCCGGTAGATTCTGGGGTCGTGGAGTTTGTGAAAAAGGTTATAACAGTCAAAAAGCCTTGGACACAGAGTTACGTGCTCGTATTGACGCTCTAAGCCTTACTATTCACCCAATGATGGCTATTGACGCTACTCGTCTACCACGAGGTGCAAAACCAGAAATACGCCCCGGCAAAATAATACTGACTAGTGGAGATCCTCGTGAAGTTCTTCAGCCTTTCAATTTTGGTCAAGTTAATCAAATCACTTTTGCTCAAGCCGGAGCATTGCAGCAAATGGTACAGCAAGCAACTGGAGCCGTTGACTCAGCAGGAATTGCAGGTCAGGTTAATGGCGAAAGTACTGCCGCTGGTATTAGTATGTCTCTTGGCGCTATTATTAAACGCCACAAACGTACATTGATTAACTTTCAGCAGTCTTTCCTAATTCCGTTTGTTAAAAAAGCTGCGTATCGTTACATGCAGTTTGACCCTGAAAACTACCCTGTAGCTGACTACAAGTTTAACGCAAGCAGTACATTAGGTATTATTGCTCGTGAATACGAAGTTACTCAGCTTGTACAGTTGCTACAAACTATGGGTAAAGACTCACCGTTGTACAATACACTTATTCAGTCTGTTGTAGACAACATGAACTTGTCTAACCGTGAAGAACTTCTTACAGCTCTTGCTCAAGCTTCACAACCTAACCCTCAAGCACAACAAATGCAACAACAAATACAACAGTTGCAAATGCAGTTCCAGCAATCACAAACTGCAGCATTGTCTGCTCAAGCGCAAGAGTCACAAGCTAGGGCCGCTAAATTGGCAGCAGAAGCCCAAGCAGTACCTCAAGAGCTTGAAATTGACAAGATTAATGCTATCACCCGAAACCTTCGTGAAGGTGATGCTGAAGACAAAGAGTTTGAACGCCGCATGAAAGTGGCTGATACTCTCCTCAAAGAAAAAGCAATAGAAGGTAAAACCAATGCTAATAACGCAAAAGGAAATGCAGCTCCTACTAGACCAGATCAACCACAAGTTCAGCGACCAGTTCGCCCAGTTGGACCAGTTGGAAACCAAGGTGGACCAGTTGGAAACCAAGGTGGAGGAATTATGTAATGCCCAAGTCAAAGGACCCAAAACTAGCACGGGCGGGCGTAAGCGCGTACAACAAACCAAAACGGACGCCTAATCATCCTACTAAAAAGTTTGTAGTAGTTGCCAAGCAAGGTGACAAAACTAAAACTATTCGTTTTGGCGATGCCAAGATGACTATTAAGAAAGACCAACCTGCACGACGTAAGTCTTTTAGAGCACGTCACAAGTGTGACACAAACCCACCCAGTAAGCTGACAGCTAGATACTGGTCATGTAAAAAATGGTAAGGAGATAACTATGCCACAAGGAAAAGGAACATACGGAAGTAAAGTAGGTCGTCCACCTAAAAAGAAAAAGGCAGCGGCTACTAAAACTAAAAGAGTAACTTCTCCCGGAGGACCTTATGTCCCTCCATCTAGAGGTACTATGGCAACTGGCCGACGACAACAACGCCTAAATCGTAGTAATACGAGACGTACACGAGGTTAATAATGCCACGTAAAAAATCTACGGGCGGCGCAAGTCGCCCTAAGAAATCTGGACCTACACCTAAAAACAAAGCTTTGTATTCTAGAGTAAAAGCAGAAGCTAAACGTAAGTTTGATGTATGGCCTTCTGCGTATGCTTCAGCGTGGTTAACTCGTGAATACAAAAAACGCGGTGGAACTTATGCCTAAAAAAGGTTTAACTAAATGGTTTGATGAAGAGTGGGTAGACGTTAAAACAGGTAAGCCTTGTGGTCGAAAGTCTGCAAAAAAAAGTAAACGTCCTTACCCTTCTTGTCGTCCTAAAGCGGTAGCAGCTAAGATGACAGCAGCAGAAAAAAAATCATCAGCTAAACGTAAGACAGGACCAGCTAAAATTAAACATGCTGTTACAGCGTCAGGACGTAGAAGAAAAAATACAAGAAGTGCTTGACATTTAACAAAATGTATGGTATAATATAACTATACAGTAAACTTTAGAGGAAACTATGACACCCGAGCTTGAAACATACTTTAACAATTACAATGAATTGTTTAATCACGAAGGTTTCAAACAACTCGTTAGCGAACTTTCCAACAACGCAACGCAGTTAGCAGATATTCAAACAGTTAAAGATCAGGAAGATTTGTACTTCCGTAAAGGTCAAGTAGCTGCTTTTGCTACTGTTATTAATCTACAAGGTACTATTGAAGCTGCTCGTGATCAAGCAGAAGCAGAGGCTGAAGAACCCGTAGATGTATAAGATATATGACTTCCGTTGTACTAACGAACACGTTTTTGAACAAATGGTAGAGAGTAACGTTACAACCAGTAGGTGCGGCTGTGGCGCGAATGCTACACGTATGGTATCTGCCCCGTCCTTTCACTTAAATGGCGCTGATGGTTCATTCCCCGGCGCTCATATGAAGTGGGTCAAAGAGCACGAAAAAGCAGGTAAACAATAACATCTCCACAATGATAACGATCACGGAGTTTAATCATGTCTAGAGCAACGATTCTAGATCCCCGTCCTGAAGAGGAAAACGCGGATCAAATCGAACAAAACGAAGTTAACGAGATTCAACAAGAAGTAGAAGTTGAGCAACCTCAGCCAGAAGAAACCAGCTTACCAGATAAGTACCAAGGTAAGTCTTTAGAAGAAGTTGTACAGATGCACCAAGAAGCTGAGAAGCTACTAGGTCGTCAGTCTTCTGAAGTAGGCGAACTTCGTAAAGTGGTGGATGATTACATTGCTACTCAAACACCAGCAGCACCTCAACAGCAACACGTTGAGCCTGAAGACGATATTGACTACTTTACAGATCCTCAAGCAGCCGTCAATCGTGCTATTGAGAATCATCCTAAGATTAGAGAAGCACAGCAATACACTGAGCAGTACAAAAAACAGTCGTCACTTGCTACGCTTCAAGCTAAACATCCAGACATGCAAACGATCCTTAGTGATCCTAAATTTGCAGAATGGATTAAGGCATCTAAGATTAGGACTCAGTTGTTTGTAGCAGCTGACCAACAGTACGATGCTGACTCTGCTGATGAACTGTTTACACTCTGGAAAGAACGGAAGACAGTTGCACAGCAAACCGCCCAAGTTGAAAAACAGGCACGTAAGCAGACACTCAAGGCAGCTAATACAGGCAATGCACGAGGCACTGGTGAGGGTTCACGTAAAAAAGTATATCGCAGGTCCGACATTATTAAACTAATGAAAACAGACCCTGAGCGTTATCAAGCATTGTCAGATGAAATACTGACAGCATACGCGGAGGGTCGGGTCAAGTAATCTAAAGGAGATTAATCATGGCTAACGAAACTTCGGGAACTTACTTCACAGCTAATGCTGTGGTAGACAAGACAGCAGCAAGTACTTTTATTCCAGAAATCTGGAGTGATGAAATTATTGCTGCATACCAAAAGAACCTTAAGATGGCTCCACTTGTCAAGCGCATTCAAATGGCTGGCAAGAAAGGTGATGTAATCCACATTCCTAAGCCTACTCGTGGTTCAGCTTCTGCTAAGGCAGAATCAACTGCAGTAACCATTCAAGCAAACCTTGAGTCAGAGTTGACTGTCACTGTTGATCGTCACTTCGAGTACTCACGTCTGATTGAAGACATCGTAGAAGTACAGGCTCTTAACAGCCTCCGTCAGTTCTACACTGAAGACGCTGGCTACCAGCTTGCTCTTAAGGTAGACACTGATCTCATCAATGCCGCTACTGGTTTTGGTGACGGTACTCGTACTCAGACTCCAGCCAACACTGGTGCTAACTGGGTTAACAGCAACAGCTATTACTTCAATGCTGCTTCTGGCCTTGCTGCTTATGCTGTTGATACTGTAACTTCAGGCGACAACTTCACTGACCTTGGTTTCCGTGAAGCTATCAAGTTGATGGACGACGCTGACGTACCTATGGAAGGCCGTTGTGTTGTAGTTCCACCTGCAGTACGTAAGTCTCTGATGGGCATTGATCGTTATGTGTCTTCAGACTTTGTTGGTGGTCGTGGTGTAGAGTCTGGTCTTATCGGAAACCTCTACGGCGTAGACATCTACGTTTCAAGCAACGCTCCAGTAATGGAAGTAGCAGCACAGAACACTGCCTCTACTTCTGACACACGTGGTTGTTTGTTCTTCCACTCTGAAGCTCTTGTTATGGCAGAGCAGATGGCTGTACGTTCGCAGACACAGTACAAGCAGGAATACCTGTCAACACTGTTCACTTCGGACTGCCTGTACGGTGTAGAAGTATACCGTCCAGAAGCTGGCTTCATCCTCGCAGTTTGCGACGAGTAAGTCTACTAGGGGGTCAGCAATGGCCCCCTTTCCTTTCTCCTCCTTCTTCTCTGCAATAGGACTTTCCGATGTCTAACTACTCTAAGACCACAGACTTTGAAGCTAAGGACTCGTTACCTACGGGCGACTCAGGAAAGATTATCCGTGGCGCTGAATTTGAAACTGAGTTCGATGCAATCTCCACAGCTATTGCAACTAAAGCTGACACAGCAGGGCCTACGTTTACCGGAACCCTGACCTTTGAAACTATTTCTGACGGAACCATTGGTGTTACTGCCTTCGTTGACGAAGATGATATGTCGTCTAACAGTGCAACTCTGGTTCCTACACAACAGTCCGTAAAAGCGTACGTTGACTCACAAGTCACTGCACAAGACCTAGACTTCCAAGCTGACACTGGTGGTGCGCTTAGTATTGATCTAGACAGTGAGACTATGACGTTCACTGGCGGCACTGGTATTGATACGTCTGGCTTAGGTAATGCTGTTACCTTTGCTATTGACTCTACCGTTGCAACGCTAACAGGGACTCAGACACTTACTAATAAGACTCTCACGTCTCCTGACGTAAACACTCCAGACATCGACGGCGGTACTATCGACGGCACTGTCATTGGTGGTACTACTCCTGCCGCTGTCTCTGCTACTACTGTTTCTGCTACAGGTAACATTACTGTAGGCGGTACTGTAGACGGACGTGACGTAGCTACTGATGGTACTAAGCTAGACGGTATTGAGTCTGGCGCTACTGCTGACCAAACAGCCGCAGAGATTCGTACACTGGTTGAGTCCGCTACTGACTCTAACGTCTTTACCGATGCAGATCATACAAAACTAGACGGTATTGAGGCTAACGCTACGGCAGATCAAACGGCGGCAGAAATTAGAACGCTTGTAGATTCCGCTACAGACTCCAATGTATTTACCGATGCCGACCACACTAAGTTAGATGGTATTGAAGCAGGCGCTACAGGCGATCAAACAGATGCTGAGATTAGAGCCGCAGTAGAAGCCGCTACTGACTCTAATGTCTTTACCGATGCTGACCATAGTAAGCTTGATGGTATAGAAGCCTTAGCAGACGTTACTGACACAGCTAACGTTACAGCCGCTGGTGCTGTTATGGACAGTGAGTTGACCAATGAGACTGCTGTCAAAGCTCTGAACCAAGGCGTTGCTACTACTGATAGCCCCTCGTTTGTTGCTGTAGAAACAGACGAAATAAAATCAACTGATGGAATTAATATAACTATTGATTCTGATGATAATTCTTCTGCAAACTCGTTTACCGTAAGAAGTGGGTCTAGTGGTTCTTACGAAACATTAATTAGCGCTGGAGAAGACGGAGCAGCACGTCTTTGGTACGATAACGGTTTTAAATTAACAACACAATCTACGGGAGTTGACGTTACTGGTGTATTAACGTGTGATGGTATTAAAACAGACGTAGGTGTAAACGGAACTATTGAAGCTAATACAACTAGCGATAATCTGGTAGATGGAGCATCATTATTAAAAATGAGGGCAGTAATTGGATCTGCTCAAAACGAAGTTGGTAACATTTTTATAAAACATGTTGGAACCTCAGAAAACACGGGTGCAATTGTATTTAGTACAATGAACTCAGGAACTCTTGCTGAAAGACTGTCTATTGACTCTACAGGCATCGACGTTACAGGCGTCATTACCACAGACGGTATGACTACCTCTGCTGACATTAACTTTGGTGACAATGATAAAGCAGTGTTTGGTGCTGGCTCTGACCTACAGATTTATCATGATGGTGGTACATCGATTATTGCCGACACAGGCACTGGCTTTTTAGCTTTGCGTGGCGACGGTAATGTCACATTGCAAAACGCGGCAGGGACAGAAAACAAACTTGTTGCATCAAGTGACGGCGCTGTTACAGTTTACTACGACAACTCAGCCAAACTAGCCACCACCTCTACAGGCATCGACGTAACGGGTACTGTGGTCAGCGATGGTGCTGAAATTATTGGCGATGTTGCAATTAACACTACAACGCCAGCCACGTATTTACATATTGTGCCAACTGACGGCGAGCTTAATGACGTTTTTGAAGGCTTTAGAGTTTCTCGGTCTACTAGTCTTAAAGCATCACAATTTTCAACGTATTCTCATGCGGGCGGTTCGGCAACAATAACGTCTACGGTAACAACTAGTGCCGCAAGTGGTTCATTCAGAGTTTTAAGCAGTGCTGACGGTTCTACAACTAAGAACCTGTTAAACATTTCTAATGGTAATGATGTTAGCTTCTACGAAGACACTGGCACGACTGCGAAGTTGTTCTGGGATGCGTCTGCGGAGTCTTTGGGTATTGGTACTAGCAGTCCAGACGGAACTTTGCACGTACACTCAGGCTCCGCTGGAACAATAACAGCCGCCGCCTCTGCAAATAATTTAGTAGTAGAAAACAATGGCCCAGTTGGTTTATCTCTATTGTTTGATGATGCGGCTAGTAACGCATACGGAAACATCTATTGGGGAAATGAAACAGACGGAAGTGCTGACGGTAGAATTACATATTTTGGCTCGACGTATGTAACTGCCGCAGATAGACAAAGTATGGAGTTTCGTACTGCTGGTACAGCCCGCATGCGTATCGACTCAAGCGGCAAAGTCGGTATTGGCACTAGCAGTCCGTCAGAACAGTTAGATGTTCAATTAAACGCTATTGTTAATGAGTCTGGAGCAGGCGATAAGGGATTGTTTGTTGGGCCTTCTGGTAATGCTGGATCTTTTGTATATAAAAGTTCAGGCGATGCTGAAATAGCGCCAAGAAGCGGAAAAAGTTTGTTATTTGCGACAAGCACTGGCGGCACAGAAGCCATGCGCATCGACTCAAGCGGCAACTTGTTGGTTGGGACTACTGACTTAACGCTATATGACGAAACAAACGGTGGCGAAACAGGGTTTGCTTTGCGTCCTGATGGTCGGCTTTATAACTCTACGCAAGGAAATACCTCAGCTATATTCAACCGCATAGGTACAGGCGGCACTGAATCAGGGGCAATATTGCAGTTCCGCTCGAACGGCTCAACAGTCGGTAGTATTTTTAACTCTGGTACAACTATGGGCGTTGGCTCATTGGACACTGGCGTACTACTTGCTAACAACATTGACGCAATACTTCCTTGGAATGCTTCAACAAATGCAGAAAGAGGAAGTGCAATCGATTTAGGTCGTGCTACAACAGGTCAATTCAAAAACCTTTACCTGTCAGGCGGT